CCCAAACCAAGCAGCTCTGCCAGTTGCTTCAAATCCATAAAAACTTGACCTCCTTCAAAGGTATCTGAATTAACAATCGGGGCCATGCCCTCAATTGCCGGGGTGTTGGTCAGCGCCAGCGAGTGCAGGCCCGTGACCTTATTGTCCGATTTTCGGACGTGAATCGTTGGGGAAAGGTAGCGGTATTCCCGGTTTTTCAGGTATTCCGCGCCGCGCGGTGTCCACTCAACAACTGCCTTGATACAGCCATCCTCGAGCTTGAGCTCCTTGACCCAGCCAGCGGCAGGCGCTTCACCGCCGCCCAGCGTCTGATGTTCGTAATCGATCACCACGTCAACGCCGCGTTTTGTGATGCCGTCCTGGATGGTGCGGAAGCTCTCCTCATCGGCTTCAAACTCGCCCTTGGAGCTGACCACGTGTCCAAGCGGCAGGACGGTGATCACCTCCGGCACGCCATCGACCGGGATGCAGTTTCCCTTGAGTACAAGGAAATTCTTCAATCTTGTATCCTCCTTGCTTTCTGGAATAGCGTGATAACGCGTGATAACAGGGGTACACGCCCCGGAAACACTGCACCCTATGGTGCTGCATGGCCCCGGGTCTGAAAGCAATTCCAGGGGCTGTCAGGGCGTTTTTCCGTTTTTACCCTTTTCGCGTGCCTGCCAGGCTTTTTTGAGCGGTTCCGGGTATCCGGTCAGGTCGGGACGAAAGCGCACCTTTGCCGCATTCGTCCCGAAGTTCCGGTCAGGGTGGATATCAAGCGGCGGCACGGTCTCAACGGTCAGGCCGCGCTGCTCCACCTGCCGCCTGGAAAGCGTCCGCACCGTGCAGCGGCAGCGGAAGCCATTCGGAGGGAACCAGATATCCCAGACCGGCGAGTCTGCCGGGAATACTCTGCCATTCATCGCAAGATGGGTGCGGCGGGTGTGTGCGTCATTTACCGCGTCATACATCCAATAAGGACGGAGTTTCATAACTGCCGGATCGGTCATCTGCTGATAATGCCCAACGTGATAGGCCGTCTGGATGTTGGTGCGGAAGATGTTATCCGCCTGCAAAGGAGCAAGCCCGGTATAACCTTCATTTTTCAAAAACTCGTTCATGTTCAGCCGGAACTCGGAAAGGGTATTGCCTGCTTCAATCGCGGCAAGCAGCTCTTCATAGAAGCGTTTCAGAATTTGAAGCTTTGTATAGCCGCTGACCGTAAATGCCAATCCCTGGTATTCCTCGGCTAGCGCATAAAACACATCCGCCGTGACTGGCACGCGCTCGCGGAAATACTGTGCCGCTTCTTCAAAGGTCATATCCTCACGGGTGAACAGGGTTTCAATCTTCATTTTCAATCAGCCTCCCCGCAAGGTTGGCATAAACCATTGCCTTTTGCAGCAGCGCCTCAAGGTCAGCGTCCGGCATAGCGCTGAACAGCGCCGCAGCTTCTTTTTCGCTTTCCATCAGATCCCGGAGCTGTTCCAGACTGTCCGCGCGGTCAAGTAATTTGAGAATTGGAGAGAACATTTTTTCAAAACCGTCCGCGCTGTATCGGAGGGCAGCATCTGCAAGGCTGTCAATATGTTCCTGTGTACCGAAAGGGGCGGCGGCTTCATTTTTTAGGCCGGTCAGTATCGCAGGAGGTGTTTCCTTAAAAGCCATTGTGCCCATTTCTGCATTTACAGGACGCGGCGCGGCAATCTCTTCGCTGCCTTCCGGCTCGGGAATGCTGAACTTCTTATATAGGTAGCTGACCGGCACGCGCAGTCCGGTTTTTTCAATCAGCAGGCCGAGGATATTCGCGGTCTGCATCAAATCTTCCGACTCCTCGCAGTCAAAGCGTATGCGCGGAATGCGCTTGCTTTCGCCAAAATTGAAGATGCACAGCGGGCGGATCAGGTCGCGGCGGAGGGTGGAGGCAAGCGCTTTGCAATCCGCGACCGTGAGGTCGTGCCGCACGTCATTGTGCGTTTTGCTCTGTGCATAGCTACCGCCGCCAGAATCTGAGGTTAGCGTCTGCCCTAAAATTGCCTTGCTAATCTGTTCGTCACAATAACGCGCAAATCGTTCGTAAAGGTCAATAGAACCAGACTTTTCTGTCGTAATAAAGTCAATCGTTGTGCCGTCCGGGATAATGCCTGCCGCGTCCGCGCCGATTTGTATAAGTGCTTGCATGAGTGCCAGCTTGTCCGCTTCGCCCGCGCCGGGCTGGTACTTGCCAAGCCGCAGCGGCAGTCCGTAGACCTCGGCAAAGCTGACCCAATCCTTAATATCGTAATTCTTAAAAAGGTACATCCATGCCACAACCCGGAGGATTCCAGCCCGCGAAGGGTGGCCGCTGCGGGCCTTATATTTATGGATAATAAATTTGTTCTCCGGCAGCAGGATGCCCTCCGGCGCTTCCTGCGTGCGCACCTTAAAGGAATCGTCCAGTGCATCCCAGAAGAATTTCTTTTGATGCCGGGATTTGATTTCCCGGACAGTCACACGGGTTCCTTCAAAGCCCCATAGGATTTCTGAAACTGCAAAACCCTTGCCGACTGCGTCCAGCAAATCGGTTTCGACTTCTTCAAAACTTTCGATGCTTTCCAGCTGCTCGGCAATAAAGTCTGCAATCTCCTTGTCTCGCGGTTCATCACCAAAAGGTATGATTTCAAAGTCAAGGCCAGTGACCGCATTCTTGCGCGTTTGAAGCTGGGAAAACAGGTGCGGGTCTTTCTCTTCGATATCCTCAAATAGCTCGACCTGTCGGAGCACATCGCCCGCGTCGGCTTCTCTGAATATTTCGGCAAGCCGGATCGGGTTTAGTCCGTTTGACGGATAATCACTGTATTTATCACTGACTTGTGCAACAGCGATTTCCCGCGTTTCCGGCCTGCGCAGAGGCGGCGGTGCGTTTCGCCGCTGCCGCTTCTTGCTCACGCTTCAGCCTCAAGACGCTGCTGCGCTGTCTGGTAATAGCCATCATCCAGCTCAATGCCGATATACCGCCGTCCGGTCTGCTTCGCAGCAACCAGCGCCGAGCCGCTTCCGGCAAACGGGTCAAGGATGATATCACCTTCGCGCGTGATTGAGGTAATGATATCCTTCATCAGCTCAACAGGCTTTTCGGTCGGATGTACCATATGGGCGCTGTTCAGCTTTTCACAGGTCAGCAAATCGCGCGGCCTGCCGCCCGGAAAAGCAAACTTGCCCTTTACTGCAAAAATGATGTTTTCATGGGACGGTGCAAACTGTGCTTTATGATCGCCCATCCCGTGATAGACCTTGTTCCAGATCAGTTCGCTTTTGATATCAAAGCCCGCAATTTTCGCAGCGTTCATAAATGCCTGCTGCACATCCCAGCGGGTAAAGCAGACCAGTGCGCCGCCGTTCGGTTTCAGCACGCGGAACGCATCGTAAAGAAACCAGATAAAAGGGTTTTTATCGTTCTGAATCTTTACACCCGTCCGGCTTTCATAATTGATTCCATACGGCGGATCGGCAATAACTGCATCAATGCAGTTGTCCGGGATTTCTCTCAAAACATTCAGGCTGTCACCGTGGATAATTGTATTTTCTTTCAAAGTTTTCATTTTAGATTTTCACTCCTTAATAGGCTCCGCGCTTGAAATTCAAGGCGCGGGCAAGTACGCTTTTATAATTGATTTTGTTGCTGCCTTTGATATCAAGGGCCAGCTTAACTGCCATTTGTAAACCGTCTGGGCCATCATCGTTTTTGCCCATTGGATACTGAAACATCTGCTCAAGAAGTGCTTTATGGCGTTTGCTGAATTTTACATAACCATTTTTAACAAACGGCTGTAAAGACTGAATGCGCGCATCTTTATTTTGGGTGCTGCTGATTTCCTGAATCGGAAGATATTCTCCGGCTTCCGCCGAGCGCTGGCGCATGATTTCCGCAAAGTAATATTGAAACTGTACGGTTTCAACGCCAAACCGGTAATAAGGGCGTTTATACTCGCGTTTTAGGCGGCGGCTTGCCTCCAGCGCGTCCTCTATAATCTGGTCTGGTTTGCGTTTGGAAATATCCGCAAACAGGACATAAATAAAACCGGTCTGAGTATCCTTCGCAAGCGTAATAATGGCGCTGGTATCTGATTTCTTATTTTTGCCGAGGGACGGGTCATTTGCTCCGATAAACAAATATCGCTGGTCGGAAAAGTCCGGCTGCTGCTTTCCTTCATCGTCCCAGAAATCAAACCACTCCTCCTGAAAAGTACAATTCTCCGGGTCGATAGGATCGTTTTGGATTTCACTGTTAAAAGAGGCTTCACCTTCCGAAATCCGAATCACCATCAGGTCATAATAGGAAAGTTTTTCTTCCCATAGGACGGCTGTACCTTCCAGCATTTCTGCACGATTTGCTTCATAAAAGGCTTTGGCTTCCTGCTCGCGGTTCTCGTTTGCAAGGTCGGTATAAATTGTTTCCCATGCGTCCCAAAGTTCCGCATTGTCTGCAAAGCTGATTACGCCGCGATACTTTACAGCTCTGTAGCTGGGGTTCTTCGCAACATTGGCAAGCAGCGCATCATAGTGCAGCAGCGTGCCGATATAGACAATATCAGTGTATGTGTCGCCTGCCTTTGATACCGCTTTATAAAACCAATCCCGCAGCTTCCTGCGCTGGTCTGGAGTATTGACGTTCTCGTCATTTTCGAGATCATCGCAGACAATCAGATCAGGACGCCACTGCTTATGACGGCGGCCGCGGATTTTCTTGCCGGAACCAATCGCCTCAATTTTCACACCGTTGGAAAGCAGGATAACTGATGCTTTCCAGACCCGTCCTTCCAGCGTGCCGAAGTCTTCCAGAAGTGCCGCATTTTCTTCCAGTTCGGTTTTGATATCGGTCAAAAATCCCTCTGCCTGTTCCGAACTGTCCGAAAGAATAATTTCATAATGCTTGTAGGCGTAAACTGCTGCATGAATGGAATCCTTAAAGGTAAAGGTCGTACTTTTGGCATGACCGCGCGGCGCTTCAATGACGCGGCGGCAGCCGTCTGCACGGCTGATTTCCTTTGCCGCTCGGTATGGGTCACGGCCCTTCATCACCCCGTCCCGCCAGATGCAGTCCAGCTCCGTATGGAAAGACGGAGAGTCCCGGACGAAATAATGCGCGAGGTAGGCCCGCCCGAAATATTCAAGGTCGATTGCACCAAGCTGCCGCCGCAGGCCCTTTTCTCCGGTCAACGGTTTGCTCTTCTGGAAGTCTGCCAGCAGCTGCGCCCGGCGTTCCGGGAAGCCGTTTTCGCGGACAACATATTTGAGAAAAAGCTCGCGCTGATAGTCCCGGTTTGCGATAGTTTCGCGGTCTTCCGGTTCGGCAAGGCGTTCCAGATAATCGGCAAGGTTAATCTTCGCCATCCGCCAGCACCTTCTCCCTTGCGCGGGAAAGCACATCGTGCAGCTCGCCGGAAAGTTCCGGGTGCTGGCGGATTGCTTCCATCAGTTCAGCCTCCATCTGGTCAAAGGCAAGCTCGGCTTTCTTCTTGAGTTCGGCGCGGGTACGCTTCTCATAAGTCGCATTTCGCGAAAAAGAAGCAATCAGCCGTCCGGCTTTGTCCAGCGGGATTTCGGAGAATTCTTCTTCAGCGGTAGTGACCCGCCGCATCAGGCCATCCATAAAAATCATGGACGCCGCCTTTGTGTAGTCAAGGTCGGGATGCTCCTCAACTGCTTTGGCAATCGCCTGCGTGCGCTGAAGGGTGTCAGCAACACGGCTTGCAATTTTAGATGTGCGCCGTACGTACCGTGAGAGCGCTGATTTGCTAATCGTGTAGCCTTCGTTCCGGAGCCATACAATGATTTCATCGTAGGTATTTGTAGAATCAGCAATCAGGCTGTCAACCTGTTCTCGAATTCCATCCGGCAGCTTATCAATGCTGCCATTGACCACCCGCGTTTTCCTGCGGCTAGACATCGACTCCCGGGTCTTGGATCGTGTCCTCCAGCAGGTCAACGCCCTTGCGCGTCAGTTTAATAACGCCGTCTTTTGCGTAGACGTTGTAGGCATGGATATTCTTGCCGGTGAATTCGATATAACCCGCCTCCGCGAGGTATTCGAGATATTTGCCGATATCCGGGTTGTAAATCTGATTTTCAGCATACAGAGCGTTGCTGATCTGCTTTACAAACAGCGTATTGTTGCTGCCCTTTGCAAGCGACCGCAGGATATAGCCCCGGATGGTCTTGTTTTTCTTCACTTCCTGCTCGGT